CCTTGATCGACGCAAAGACGTTAACGCTCAGTGCTCCCCAAGATCTCAACATACTCTGAAGAGCCGATAGTGCTTCAGCTTGTCGAGTAGTCTCGATTGTCTCTCCACTACTTAACGCACCGATCTTCCGAAGACTTGAACTTAACAACTCAGATACTAGCATTTCTCTTATCCTTATTCTGGTGTTGAGTAAACAACTGCACCACCATTAGTGCCTGATAAAACAGCATATAAAGCAATTTTAGCTCTAACAGGAACTGGAAACATAACAACTATTCCACCTACTGCACCGGGAACAACGTACTTAGCCAGAACTTCTCCAGAGTTATCTTTACTATCATATAGAGTAATAGTAACTGGATTAGTTCCATCCGTAATAAGAAGAAAACCAGTCAATAAACACGGGAGTGGAGATAGTATAACACTTCCTGCCGCTAACAAACCGTTTGATTCAGTAACATTTACCATCTTATACTCCTTCAAGAAAGGTCAATTATTGACTATTTAACTTACTAATTGCCTACTTCTCCTTCGTACATATTCTCATGGCCAGGCAGAAGAGATACCTTACCAGGATGATCCACCCAACCACCTTCTACTTCAAGTCTGGCAAGTTCAACTTCAGTTTTAACAACTATGCCACTTGGACAGTTTTTATGGTATCTCCAAGCAGGCAATCCTAAACTAGGAAACTGCACAACTGTAACTTTTCCAGTTTCCTCGTCTACCTCGATTTTACCTGATCCCAACAACTGATTCTTTGAAGCCATTTCTTCCTCCTCATAAGTTTAACTCAGTGAAGTATAGCATACTCCACTGAGTTAACATACTAAGTTGCAAACGCATTAGCAAAGTTAGTATAGACATTCGGATTTGCATCTGTCTCATACCAACAGCCAACATTTGTAAGTTTGTTTGCTCCATCAACTGTAAGACCACTTGTCTTCATACCACACTCAATCAGAGTAACTTCACACGCAACAGCTCCAGTTACTGTAAGTCCTCCAACAAGGCGATAGCCTCTAAACCTTACTCTATCGTCAGTTAACTCTGTAATATAATCGACAAGACCCTCAATAACTTCACCGTTACCATCAGCATAAATTCTAATTGCATCTGTGGCTGCTCCAGTTCTATTAACGTCAATAGAACTACCTGTACCTTCCTGCTCAGTTCCAATATTCTGCAGATACAGGTTTATTCTTTTAGTTACATACGCATTATCTACTTGCAAGCCAACTTGACCAGTACGATGCTTAAGGACAACTCCTTTAAGAGTCATCTCCCAAGTTGCAGATGCTGCAGCAGGATTAACTGAAATAACACTACCTGCTATACTGCGAACAACTGCAAGGCCATTCCCATCAATACAAGCAATTTTCACCCCAGTTAAATTTGGCCAAACAAAAGACTCATTATAATCTCCACCTCTAAGTGCAATAATCTTTCTTGAAGCAGAAACGAGAGTTTTAGCTTTTGTTAAACTTGCAAATGGTTCAAGTACTGTACCTTTACCTTTACTATCATCTCCTGTAGAAGCAACAAAGATTAGTCCACCACCAGCACTAATTTCTTCTGCATCTCCTTCAAATATTCTATCTCTCCACATAATTATTCTCCTTAGTCTACTCCTTAGTACGTTAAATACTAAGGAGTAGTTGGTGAGGTTAACCCCAGAGCCGAACCGCAAGTTCTGGATAGAGTGTCTTAACACCATAGAGAATATCAAGACGGATAATCTCTTCATCAGCGTCAATGTCATACTGCTTCACGACACGAATACTGATACCAGCATCCTGATCAGTCTCTCGTGCGCCCCAGACATTCGCCGGCATCTCAATAGGAACTGTAACCAAAGCAAACGCGTTTGGATGGAAGATTAAATTCTGAGGATACACAGAACTTTCTGTTCCAACAAACGCAAGTGCAGCGGTAGTAAGTGGCAGCGCATCCACATTACTCTGAGCATTAGTTGCTCCATAGACAACCGATGGAGTAATAGCGAGAGTCATATCTGCGCCAGTATCTGCGTTATCAGCAGTCACAGCCCAGTTATGAAGCACACCAGTACTCACACCCGACATCGGGTTAACCTGGTTAGTTGCCCCAACAGTAAAGATATCACCTTTCTTTACTGTATTCGATCCACTCCAGCCATTGGTCACAAATGCGGCTGCACCAGTAACTGTAGCTCCGTTCATAAGAGGAGTTGCACCAGCAGTAAACGCACCAGTTGTATGACGCGCAATATTCTGATCCATGTAAAGACTCAGATTTGCAATCGTTCCAAGATAACCTTTGGTGATAATGTCCTTGGCAACCTGCGGCGAAAATGTACCTTTCAACCCATCAGCCAATGCCCAGTTTGCAGCCGGATTAAGAATTCCAACTCGGCCTTCCTGAGGAGCTGCTTCGTTGTCCAGGATTGTCTGAGCATCACCAAGAGCCTTAAACGTCGATGGTGTAGTTCCTGGAGTTCCTGCGTAGTTAAAAACGTCAGTATACAGACCGCAGAGATCTGCATCAACCTGGTTTCCAAGAGCTGCAGTTGCGGGATTAATATACCGCTTGCTGTAGTCCTCGATAGTTGTCGTCAAATCGACAGAACTGAATGCCCAGGAAACGTGTGCCTGAGTTGACATGGCAATGCTGGTCGATGGTTCAGAAATATTCGAGTTACTTCGTGCCTGAGTCTTTGTAGCTCGAAACTTATTTGGCTTACGAATAGTAATAGTCTGCCCGACCTTGACAAACTCATTCTTATAAGCCGTATGAACATGCTTCGCCATTGCCAGGTTATTGATCAGCATCATCAACGCTTCCTTAGCAATGATCGTAGGGGTAAGTAAAGTATTACTTGAAGCCATTTTAAATCTCCTTAACTATTACCTGCTTCACGCCAAGCCCGATACTCCTTCGGAGACATCTTAAGTGGGTCTTTCTCTATCGCACCTGTAGCCTTCACAGGAGTGATTGGTTCTGGCGTCTTGGTTGTTTTCTTCTTCGCTGGTGGAACTGGTTGTGCGATGTTATCAGGATTCTCATCACCGCCATCACTTGCTACGCTGGGCTTAGGCATCTCAGCAACCAACTTCACCTCTATCTTTCCGATTTCCTTCGCAGCTTTTACAACTGACATCTCACCAATTTCAGCAGCTTCGTCCGGGTTCTTCCCAAGATAGTAGAAAATTTCTTCTGCAACATCTGATTCGAGAATAGCTTCCACCATTCCCTGATTAATTACGAGATCCTTATGGAAGACGAGTGCGTCATAATCATCATACTTATCGCGTCCTCTATCAGCAACCTCGATGAGCTCTTGCTCAACTTCTTCTGCAGCTTGCTTCTCATCTACTTCGTCTGTCTTCTTGGTACTCTCAGCCTGCTGAGCTTTTAACTTACTCTCAACTTTCCAGTCTGTAAGAGCTTCAAGAAATGCTTCATCATCTTCGAAGTCCTCTTTCTTAGGTCTCTCAGTATCTGGAATAGAGGCCTTCAACTTCTTCAGTTCGACCTCTACTGCGAGCCGTTTAGTTCTTTCAAAGTCTCGTTCACGCTCTGTTGCGCGCCATTTCTTGGTGAGCCTTCCAATTCGCTTTTCAACGGGATCTTTATCGTCTTCAGTCTTTTTCTCGTCAATGGATTTCTCACCAGTAGGTTTTTCACTAACAGGCTTAGGAACAACACTTAACTTCTCCTCCTTTATAGCAGGTTTGGCTTTCTTGTCTTCATCTTCGACAATCTCTTCTTCACCTGTAAGTTCGTCTACATCAGTCTTAACTGGCTCTGTCGAATCTACAGACAGTATATTCGGATTATCAACTCCATTAATAACTCCAGTCGTAGACAACTCTGCCTGCTTAATTTCCTCCAATGTTCTTAACATATCGCAAGTCTCCTCAACTTGAGCGTTATACTACATTAAACTACTTACTCTCTCGAGCCTTCCTATACTCTTTTGGAGACATCTTCTCAAGAGGCTTCATTTCCTTTGGTTCAACAGAAACCTGCTCCATTTGTAGTTCGACTGTATAGTTTGTCTTTTTCTTCTCACTTGTGCTCTGAGTCTCTGACTGTCTGACTTCAGTAATAGTTGCTTCTCCAAGAACAATTACCTTATCTCCAACTTTGAAGTCCTTCAACTTAGGTAACTTCTCAACCTGTTCAGTCTCAAAACGCAGTTGAAGTCCATAAGGCCAGCGATCTTGCTCGCTAGAAAGCTTACAAGGCTTACAATCTTCCTTCATTTCTTTCTCAGTCTTCTTAGAAAGTTTCATATCTATAAGTTCCATTACATATTCCTCCGCTTCGCAAGCTTGTCTAAGCCTTTACCCTGCATAAGAGCTCGCAGAGCATTGTTTGGTGCTTTCTTTGGTAAACCTTTATAATCTATTGTAGTAAAATCACGCAACGATTTCTTCTTCATCTTAAGCACTCCCATATTCTTCTGAAACACCTTATCAGGATCATGCTCAGCGATAGCCATAAGTCTTTGTTGAGCTTTAGATACTGCTGGCATCTGTGCCTCCTATCTCAGCTGAATGTTCTTTTAACCAGAGTTGTGTTGCTGCATCATTATCACTTTTACTTTGTGTTGGCTCAGTAGATTTAATAGACTCTTCCTCTTTCTTAGGAAGAATATTCTCAGTCGTATTTAACTGCGAAAACTCTTTCTCTTTTATAACGTTATCTAATTGCATACCTTTAAGTTTTTCTTGTTCCTGAGCAGTCTGAATTTTTAATTTCTCTAAACTAACTTTCTCCTGCTCAAGATTAACTTCTTCTGCGGGATTAGGAGGCGGCACGGGTGGTTCAGCCGGAGGCGGAGCTGTCTCACCCGCTTTAGCCGCTGCGTCCGCAGCCTTCTTTGCCTTGATTTCTGGAGGAAGGAGAAATTCAAGACGCTGCGAAACTTCTTCTGCTCCTGGCCAATCCATAGACTTAGCATACAAGTCACCAATAAGTGGAGCAGCATTTGGATAATACTGAATAAACTCTCTCATAGACTGATTTGCCTCTGTTCGTTGAGTTGTAAAACTTGGACCAACAGTAACTACTACATCATAAGTTCCAACAGAAAGATCATTTAAAACATTTCCTTCAGATGATTCTACGTTAATCTGAGTAAACTCATACTCTCCGTTAACCAGTCCAAGCCTAATAATTCGTTCAGTATCAAGAAGAGCTGGAGCTATATCAACAAGAACTCTTCCAGTGTGTTCTAATGATCTAGAAAGATTATCTATAAAGGCAAATGTTCCAACATCACCTTCCTTCTTTCTTTCTTGAATTGCAACTCCACTTCTTTCATTACTCTGCATGCCAAGAGAAGCTCTTTGCAGACCAACAGTATCTCGCATTTCTTGATCTGTTTCTCTAAGTTTTTCTACTAAAGCACTAGAAGCTTGTGGAGGTGCTTCTCTATGAGGCCATCCTGGAGCATCTTTATCCGCATTAACTAATAGATACGGATAGTTCTTCTTGTGCGATTGCTTCCAATGAGATTCATGTCCTTTAACCTGCGCAGCAGTAAGAAGATAAGGAACCTTAGGTTGTAATGCTATAATTTCTGTGTCTAAAGAATTCCAGTAGTTATACATTCTTTGAGAGTCTTTAGCATTTCTAATTAAGCCACGAATATATCTCTTACCAGCAACATTTATTTCCTTACCCCAAACAGGAATAACTGGAATGTATTTCTTTCCAAGCCACTCTCTTGAATCAAGAATCCTATCTCCAGAGAGCAGATACCATACAACTTTATAACTCTGCACCTTTCTAGTACGAATAGGAACCTGTCCTTCTTCTAACTTATCTACAGCCTTGTTATCTTCAAGAAGATAAATAGTCTTTTCAAATGACTCTTTGACAAAATACTCAGCAACACGAACTGTATCCTTTGTTGCCCAACCTTCTACATACTGATCGCTGGCAGCATTAAATGGCATAGGATCAACCTTGTACTTTTCCTTGTACTCTTCCTTATCCATATCAGTAATAATAAAACAGTACAAAGCATCAGAGCAGTCATACTCACTATGCTTACCCCAAAACACTGACAGAGCGTTATCAATTTTCTCAATATAAGCTTCCTGTTCAAATGCACTGTCAGAAGTATACTTAGTAATTACTCTCCAAGCACCATAACCACAAGCAACCGCATGCTCAAACCCATGATCTATGGCAATATCTGACTTAGAAATCTGCTGAGTATGCTTAATCCACCCACCAAGAATAGTGGCTACCTTACTATCTGCCTTAGAATCAACAGGAATAACTTTTATTGAAGGCCTATTCATCCGCTGATCACCAACCACCTGATCAATATAGACTGGCATCTTGTTAACAGTAATACAAGGCCTTCCTTCCGATTCTCGTTCAACTCTAATAGCCTCTGGCCACTGCTTACCTTCTACAGCAATGAACTCTAAATCTTCTTTTGCCGCTTGACGATTCTCATTATCTTCGTCTATTGCCTTTCGAAGACGATCATGAGCTTCCTTAAGAATCTTTTTATCTTTCTCTGATGGTGATCTCATTAGTGCCCCACATTTCTCTTAATCCCAACAGTTTTACCATCTCGAATCAGTCTATTAACAGCTCGATGCAGACTATCTGCTCGAATAATCTCTGCGTAGATCTCCGGATTTACTGGATGATAATCCCACACAGTCCCTCCTCTAAAAGTGACTGTCAGAATATTTCCTGCTTCTCGGTATTCAAGATGTTCAATGTGCTCAAAACCCATCTTAATTGCCCATCCAAGCAGTAGACCCAGTACCCTCATTCCTATAGTTTCTTGCAGGAACTTCCTCTTCCTTTTCTTTTGGGAAAACTCTTGTCGCATCATTATGAAAATACTCAGTTAATCCAAGAGCATCAGCAATATTCGGAGAAGGAATACCACGAGCCTTTAAATCCTTCTTACGTTCTATTATATATCCACCATGAGCATTGAAGGTATATCTGACAGTTGCTAATTCACTTGCAAGTTGCTCTCCAAGTGTCTCAGTTTCACCTTCAACCTTAGTATTTGGAAACGAGTATTTTCCAAGGAGACAATTATCTCTAACTCTGACCCATAATTCATCTCTCAGACGATTATACTTTGTAATATCACTCGATGCAAGAGCCACGTTTACTTGATACAGGTTTCTCATGTTATGCTTTTCAAGCCAATCAGCTACTCCAGCACCAACACCGATAACATCTATCGCACAGCCATCTGCGTTAAGTTCCTTATAGGTCTGATTAATAAATCCACCGAGATCAATAGTATTAAGTTTTCTAAATGTTTCCCAAGGGAATATCTTCAGTCCCTGTCTTGGAAGAATGACAGAAGCATCATCACCATAACGAGCTACATCTACTCCTAAGTAAAGTGGCTCATCTTCTGCTACTTCAAACTCCTGACCAACGCACTGCTGTGCAGTCCACAGAGGAATCAGAGTATTCTCATCTTGCAGTGGTGGATTACCCTCAACACGAATTCTAAAGACGTTCGAGTCAACACCATACTTCCGCGCAAAATACTCAGGCATTGACTTATCTACATTAGTAGATTTCCTTGAGTCCCAGTGCAGCTTACACCAGTCATTTTTAATTGCTGCATGAAAGTGCGTATCGTAAAAATACCCAGAGTTCTTAGTCATGTTTCCAATTAGAAGAACTCTATTATCTGCCTGAGTCATTGCACCTTCTAAAGGAATAAAGGTTGGATCAGGAATTCCACTTGCCTCATCACATATAATAAGAAGATGATCTCCATGAAGACCTGCAAGTGTTTCAGCCTGCTCTTCTTTCGTTGCACGAACTGAAGGAGAAATAAACCTTATCCACCACTCTTTAGGCGCTTCCTTATGAAAGATAATATCTTTCTGAACCTTAAACTCTTCAGCAACAGTTGATTGTCTAAGCCACTTAGATAACTCTGACATCAGAATATCTCGTAACTGCCTGTTTGTTGGAGCAGTACATGCTACCTTCGCGTATGGCCTGGTTGTCATAAACCAAAGGATAATCCACGACGCAGCAGCATCTTTACCAACTCCATGCCCACTACGAACTGTTACTCTTTTTTCCTTAGATACATTCATCAGTAACTCAATTTGCTGCTCCGTAGGAGTTACTTGAATACACTCCTTTACAAACTGTAGAGGAGAATCTCTCCACTCCTTCAGTTTGTTCACGACAGCTTTATTAATATTGGTTACTGGTATTTCCATCTTACCTCATGCAGGTGCAAGAAAACAAAACAAAAAACAAAGCGGAGAAACAAGCCAAAACGGAGACGTCCGCACAG